GCATTGTGGCTGAAGATGGACGCGAATATTATGCTATAAGTAAAGAGTTTGACTTAAAAGAAGCTTGGGATAGATATGAAATTAAAGATGGAAATCCTAAATCAGAAAAAGATTATTGGATTAGACTAAATATACTTCTTCCAATCTTTGAAGATCTACGAAAGACGGAAAAGGATGCGAAGTTGTTGGATGATTATTCTCATGATGGAACCTTTAGATATAAAAATGTTAAGAGATTAATTGAAAAATATGGAAAAACAAAAAAGGAAATAGCTAGTGATGTGGAGTGGTTTTGCTCTCTCGGAAGTGCATGGTCTGATTTTGAGAACAAAGCAATAAGCAGTGTTTTATATTACAGAGAGAAAACGAATCAGACGGAAGAGTCAATTGTAAAAAATGATTTGAAAACAGTATTTGACGAAAAGCCTGTGTTTTACGGGTATTATTCAGCATATGACTGGGTGGCTTTATGTTGGCTATTTGGGAAGATGATTGATTTACCAAAGAATTTCCCATCATATTGTCATGATGTGAAGCCAATGTTGGATTGGTATGTTGGAAACACATATTTCAAAAGACAATTAAAAGGAGTCATCAATCAAGAAGAGATAGAAGGAGAAACATTTGAGTGGGTAAAAGGAGAGTCAGATCTAAAAGGTTTTTATGACTTTATGAAAGCAGAGGCTATATTTAATAAAGAATGGCCAGATGAGCCGATAGCTCACAATGCTCTTTTAGATGCCAGATATTGCAAGCAATTATACGAATTTATAAAAAGATACTAATATGCGCCTATTCAACCGTAAAGATTTTCGCTTACAAGTTGAGCCAATTTGTTTCACAATCAAGGCGTTTAAACGCTTGGATGCTCGTGATAGAACTGTTGGTAAAACACAATTAGAAAAGGAGTTGTCATTTATATATTTTGTATATGACCCAAGAAGTGATTTGCAATTTATAGTAGATGAGCAAGAAAGGATTGAGAGAGTTAAAGAGTTGATAGGATTTGATAGTAAGTTTAAGATAGATGCTGATTTGCAGAAAGCAATTGATGTATATGTATCTATGACTGAAACATCATCCTCTTTACTTCTTAAAGATATAAAAGTTGGTGTTGATAAGTTGAGAAATTATTTGAGAGATGCCGATGTGAGTGAGGAGACTTTTGATAAATATACAAGAGCTCTTAAAGAGTTGATACCATTATCTCAGAAAATATCTGAGGTTGAGAGAGTTGTAATCAAAGAGGTTGAGGAAATTTCAAATGCTCGAGGAGATAAGGCTTTTTCGATCCTAGACGGAGGTTTTGATCAGATGTTTAAATAATATGATAGGAATATATAAGTTAACGAGTCCAAGTGGGAAAAGCTATATAGGACAAAGTGTTGATATAGACAGGAGAATGAATAAATATAGAAATGCGAATTGTAAGACTCAGTATGGGATTTATAATGCGATATTGAAATATGGATTTGATTCTTTTAAGCTTGATATAATTCATGAAATAGCAGACTCTGACAGTATGATTGATGTTTTGAATAAATTAGAGGAGTCTGAAATTAGACTGCAAAACACTATGTATCCAAACGGATACAATATGGTTGGCGGCGGAGACAATAGATTTGCTTCAGAAAAACATAAAGAAAATCTATCAAAATCTCATAAAGGCAAAAAGATGCTGCCCCAAACAGCCGAGGCGTTAAGAAGAGCTAATACTGGTAGAAAAATGTCTAATGAACTAAAATGCAAATTAAAAGAAATTAGTTCCAACAGGATTAGAACCAAAGAAGAACGAGAGTCTATTTCCATAAAAAAGAAAGGTGTAAAACTAAGCGAAGAGCATAAGATGAAAGTTTCTGCTGCGCTAAAGGGCAGGAAACTACCAGAAAGATTGAGATATATAAAGGCAAAAGAGGTGTATAAGCTGGATATGGATTACAATTTTATAGAAAAATTCAGATCGTTATCAGATGCTGCTGCATCTATAAATACAATGCCAAAAAGAATATCTGCATGTTTTACTGGAACTAGAGGGTCTCATAAGGGGTTTAGGTGGGTTAGTAAGGAATATTTTGATGGATTATTTAAATAATTATGAAGAAGATAAGATATAGGATTCCAGATATTTCTGAATTCATTCCTGGATTTAAATGTGAGACAAACTATGGGTTTTTCTCAGAAAACAGTGAGTGAGTCGAATTGATTATAACTGAAGATTTTTTAAACAAATATCTTGGATTAATTATGGCTGATGCCTATTTATCCGAATTTAGGGTTAAAATATAATATGGCAATTGAGACAAATAAATATCAAACTCAATTAACTGATGAATTATTAAATAGTCTTAAAGACGAAGTGAGAACTGATCTTTTAGACATGATTAATAATGTTGAGTTTGTGAGAAGATTAATAGATCCAAATAGGCCAAGAGCCAAAGATTTACAAAGGGATGATAGTGGTAAAATTTTGATAGATTTGTGCAATCCTCACATTCTTGAAGACATGCAATTTTTTACTCAGGCAGCTAGACATTTTCAAAAGTATGGCTGTTATACTAAATTAATGCCAAATCCAAATCCACAATCAGAATATGGCCAATGATTAAAGCGTGAGGTTTTAAGATGCTGGAATGGTATGGTTAGAGAGTCTGATGGAGAGTGAATTACTGGGGATATGTATTTTTATTTAAATTATTTTCCAATCATTCAGACTGAAATAAAGAAGGGTAGTAAAGTTGGGCATCGAGTTATTGACTTTCCACAAATGTGGGAGGGTGTTTACTGGCGGTTTCACTACATGCATCAATGTAGATATGGAGGAATGTATGATGGATTTCAAGGTGGACATCATGGATGCGAAATAGCTCGAAGAGGCGCTTCGAAATCGTATAGCATCGGCGCTATATTAACTAAGCACTTCCTTTTAGGCGAAGACGATGTATCTCAAAGAAAGGTTAAATGTTTAGCGTTGGCTTATCAGAAGGAATACCTAACAAAGGATGGTCTTATAAATAAGTTTTTAGATGGAGTTACGCATTGTTCAAAGACAACTCAATTCCCAGCTAAAAAACTAAAAGAGTCAAATTCTGATATGAATTGGGTTTTAGGATATAAAAACGAGAAGAATGAAGACGATGGATTGTTGAATGAGGTTTTAGCGGTATCAATTAAAGATAATAGCGATAAGGCTCGTGGCAAACGTAGTAATAAAATGTTTTACGAAGAGTTTGGAACATTTCCAAGATTTTTAGATGTGTGGCAAACTTCATTTCCAAATGTTCAAGAAGGGGAGATTGTGTTCGGAATGGCCTATGCAATTGGCACAGGGGGTACTGAAGGAAGTGATTTTACTGGGGCTTTGGAGATGTTAAATTATCCAGATGGATATAATGTTTACTCATTACCAAACTATTGGGACAAAGGCGCTCAAGGAAAGAAAAGAACTATATTTTTCTTTCCTGGATATGTAAATTCAAAGGGATATTATAACGAGGATGGTGTAAGTGACGTTATTGGAGCCATCATATCTGAAATTGAGTTCAGGGTTAGATTAACAAGAAGAAAGGCAGAAACAGCGTTTACCATCCAAGATGCTATTATGAAGCGCGATGGGTCTTTGTATCCAACAGATAAACTTAATGATGTTATTAACGAGATAAACTTAAATCCAAAATATACAAATGATTTTTGGATTGGTAAATTGAGCCTATCTAAAGATGGCGTTGTAACATATAAGCCAGACAATGACGTCAAATATATTACTGAATTCCCTCATAAGGACAATAAAATAGAAGGAGCGTGTTGTATCTTTCAGATGCCAGTTAAGGACAGTTCTGGCAAAGTGCCATGGGGAAGATACATTGCCGGCTCAGATGTTTATGACGATGACTCATCAGATACGTTATCACTCATCTCTTTGTTTATAATGGATTTATGAACAGATGAATTAGTTTTTGAATATACAGGAAGGCCAATGTTCGCAGATGATGCATATGAGAATATAAGACTTGCGCTAATAATGTATAATGCGGAATGCAATTACGAAAATAATAAAAAGGGGTTGTTTAAATATTTCTCTCAACACAATTGTTTGTATCTACTTTCTGAAACTCTTGACTTTCTTAAAGATAAAGAGATAGTAAAACCAGGCATGTATGGAAACAAAGCGCGTGGCACGGGAAATTACGGTCAAGTAGCTCCATATGCAAGAAGGTGTATTAGAGACTATTTACTTAAATCAACTCAAGCCATTGTTTTAAAGGAAGCGGATGGAGAAACGGTTGAGGTAACTACAAGTGTATTTAATTATCAGAAAATACAGTCAAAAGCCTTATTGCAAGAATTAGCAATGTGGAATGCAGATGGCAACTATGATAGACACGATGCCCTGGCTATGCTTATGCTTTTGAGAGAGGACAAGCTAAGGTTACTTGGAGTAACATCCCCGAGAGACGCGGCAGACAATAGAGATAAGGGGTATCTAGGAGATAGTGATTTCTTTAACAAAAATTATAGGAGAAAAAACGAAGAAGATTAATTGGGAAAAGACATGCGTAATTATAAAAAAAATATAATTATTGCATGTCTTTGTACTTTATATTAATTTTGTATTTAATCAATTTAAAATATAGATCGTATGCTTGCGAGTGATAAC